GCCGCCCACTTGTCCTCGGGCAACCAGAAGTCCGCTGCGGCGGTGTCGACCCCGAAGTACAGCCGCAGCACGCTCGACTTGCGCGAGGGGCTTAGCTGGGCGCCGACCACCACCTCGCGAATGTTCTCGATCGGGAACGTCTCGCCGAGCGCCGGCAGCGACTTTTGCCAGCAGCGCTCATTCTCGAACAGCGTCTCGCGATCGGTCTTGTCCGTTCGGGCGATGAAGCTGAACGCGGTGTCGTCTCGCGCCTCACCCTTCGCGATCTGCTGATACATGACCGAGTAAGACGTGCCGACGTGCTGCAAGCTGGCGGGCGTGTTCGTACCCATCAGCATCAGAGCGTTACCGGCGACCTTGTCGATACCGCGCTTCCATGTCTCAAGAACGTTCACGTCCTTCAGCTCGTGGATCTCGTCACCCGCGACATAGTTCGGGCGCGGACCCGACAGGCTCTCGCCGCTGGCGATCGGCTGAAAGAAACTGCCCGAGTCTGGGTGCTCGATCTTCCAGGCGTTTTCGAGCTCACCTCGGATCACGACCTCGCCCCGGCTTTCCAGGCTATCGCCCTCGTCATGGTCGGGGATAGTGGCCCGGCACATGGCGGTGGCGTCACGAAACAGGACGTTGGCGGTCTTCTTGTCCTCGCCGATTGCGTAGCATTGGGCGCGGGCGATGCCGCACCAGCCCATGATGTAGACGCCGATCGCGCCCATCAGGGGAGACTTGGCCTGCCCCTTGCCGGTTTCGAGCCAGCCTGAGCGGAACCGCCAGCGGTTCGTGGCCGTCCGCCAGCCGAACAGGGACCCGATCACGAAGGTATGCCATTCAAGCGGGTAGAACGGGGTGCCCGCAGACGGGCCGTCGGTCACCTGGAACACCGCAGGAAAGAACCCGAGGGCGTGCGCCGCCTCTTCCGGCCGCCAGTAAATGCCCCGCTTTTCGCCGTCTCGAATGTCGCGCAGATGCCGTTCGGCAGCGTGCCGTACCAGATCACCGACAACGATTTGCTTGCCCTCAACCGCCGCCTTTGCCCAAGCCGTCGTCGGGTCAGGCTCGGCGAGGAAACGGTTAGCCACGGTCCCTCAGGTACGCTGCCGATCCGGTGACGCGCGTAGCCTTCTTGGCCACCTTGCCGGCTCCGGTGCGTCGGCGTGGTGCGATACCAAGCTCCTGCTCCTGCCGGTCGGCGTCCGAGCCCGCTTCCCGCATCGCGGTGAAGTATGGGCTCAGCCGGGCAATCGCTTTCGGATTGCCGCGCTTCGGCTTCAGCACCGCGCCGTTCTCGGCAACCTCGCGCGCGCAGCGATCATAGACGACATACGCGAGAACCAGGCGCTGGATTGCGTGCGCGTTCGCCGGAGCGAGAAGATCCCGCTCCTTCAATTCGGTTGTGAGCCGCCGCCAGTGTTCCGAGGCCGCAGCAAGCTCAAGCTCGTCGGTCAGCAGCAGCGACCAATCGGGCTCGGTGACGATCGCACCCGTTCCATCGATCGGCGTGAGGGCCATGGCACATCATCCCCTTCGGGGATGCCCCGAACTTTTTACCTGAAATTTGATCTCGGTGCGCACGAAGGGGACAGCCGGTGTCCGGCCCGGGCCGGCCCAGACTTTCGACCGGGGGGTGGTCTGTTCCACATGCTGGTACCGTCAGCTGCGTGCCATGTTCCACGGGTGGTTAGCGCTGGTCGGTCGCCCGTCACGCCCTACGCCCTTGCCCTCAATGGGCGCCGCCTTGCCGAACTGCTGGGCGGTCACGATCGCGTCGTGACGGTCGCACAGGTTCTCGGTGTTCTCGTCGACGTCTAGGCCACCACGGGCCAGCGGCACCTTGTGGTTCACGACGGTAGCGAGCGTGGTCAGCCCCTCGGCATCGCACATCTCACAGAGCCCATGCGTGCGCGCCATGCGCCGCTTGCGTTGCTCCTGGCCTGCGCGTCCCCGGAGCCGGTTATCCGGCCGCCCAGTGTACTGCCACGGCTTGCGGATCCGGTCACCCATCCGCAACCCCACAAACGAGAAGAGCCGCAACCCATCTCTGGGCGCGGCTCGTTCAGATACCCTTGTGCTGGCACATAGCTGCGCACCAGTCAACAGCAATGTTCTACAGGCGCTTCCACATCGCAATAAGGCTGGACGTGAAGGCTACCGTGGTCTTCGCCGCATCGACTGCTGACCGGCTATTGCTGGCCAGGCGAGAGCCCGCCTTGCCGGCCTCCTCATCGAACCTGCAGACGTTCTCGTAGCAGTCCCAGTAGGGCCGGGGCAGGCGATGTTTCAGCCAGTCCAGCTCGTTCAGAGCCTCTTGCTGCGACATGCCCTCGACCTGCTCGTCCACGACGTCGCGCGCAAGGTCTACCGCTCGGAGGTTGCCATCTGCCCGGGCCCACAGCGACTGCGTGTACCGGATGGCACGCTGCTGCCCCTCCTCGAATAGGCCCGTCTTGTCGTTGGCAATCCACCGCTCGACCGCCGTGCCACCGCGATTGACGATCACCGAGACGATCGAGTTCCTCTTCCCGCCGAGCGACCCATCAAGGTCGACCACCTTCCCCATCACCAGGTCACCGCTGGCGATGCGGTGCTCCGGGATGCCTGCCTCTCGAGCGATGGCGGCGAGCCGCTGAGCTTCGATCTCCTGCGGCGTCATCGTCTTTCGAGCGTTCGCTCGCCGTGACGTATTCCGTCCCCGTGCCATCACCCGCACTCCCTCTCAAAAGCTTCTCGTGTGGTAAGCGGCCGTCCCGTGAGCGGGCAGCGTTGCTCTTGGTTGTTGGGCCGGGGTGGCTTGGGCTGGTCCATCACTTCCCTCCCATCACCCAAGCCGAGATGCGCGCGGTCATGCCGGGTCTGAGGCACGCGGCATGGCGTGCTGATGACCAATGATCGCGGTGAAGCCGAATGGCAGGCGCAGATAGTCAGACCACTGGCCTCTGCGAATAGCGGCCGGTTGCCAGAACCGGTGAAACCACCGGGGGCGAGCAGCATACGGGTTTCCCTGCCTGTGGAGCTCCGCCATGCGTCGACGCTCTTCACGGCTAAACGTGGAGGCGTAACCACGACCGGGGCGGCGGGTGATGCGAACGAACCACAACCAGGTCAGCGACCAACGCGGGTGATACGAGACCAGCGAAAAGTCGCCCGAGTTCGTCCAATACCACAGTGACAGCCCGCCGATCTGGATACGCGGGTATCCCCAACTGACCATGCCCTTCCTGCTGTACCGAACGGCCAGCGGACCAATCTTGATGCTACCCATCCTCACTCTCCCATCCACAGTCTCAGGTATCCTTCAGCGAACTCGGGCTTGATGCGGTACTCGGCCGCCAGCGCTGCGGTGTCATTGGTGGCGAGGTCGCCGCGCAGCATGTCGATGATGAATTGGGTCAGCGGGAACCTCATGCGGCACCAGCTTGGTCGAGGTGCGGCTTCACCTGCCGCTTGCGATAAGCGATCAAGCCGGGTGCATTCTGATTTTCCGCCTGAGTGCCCCATTTCAGGTTCTCAGGCCGGTTGTTCAGAGCGTTTTCGTCAAGGTGCATGACGACAGCATTCGCGAACGGCTTTGGTCCGTGGAACGCCTCGCAGACGGCCTGGTGAACCTTGATGTTGCCGAACTCTCGGGTCCAATAATTGAGGTACTCATGGGAAGCGTGCTTGTTTGCGCGGCACACCACCCCGGCTACCGGCTTCGGCAGGTAGGCTCGAACCCCACCATTCGGCAGCGGTGCATGCCGGGGAGGAAGCAAGATCCTCCCCTCATCGCTCGCCAGCACTCCCGGAAGGCTCGGCACGGGTTTCCAGATCTCGGCCATCAGAACGGCACATCGTCCGAGAGATCATCATCCCCGAACCCGCCACCAAACCCGCCAGTCTGTTCCTGCCGCCCGCGTCCTGCACCACCACCGCCATTCCCGCGGTCGCTGGAATGCTGTCGCTCGCCGGCGTCACGATTGCCACCAGCATCGCCCTGCAGCGTCACATGATCGGCGCGGATCTGCAGGTACGTCTTGCCCTCGTGCTCCCGCGTCGAGATCTCGCCCGACACCGCGACCTTGGCGCCCTTCTTGAGGAACCCGGCCAGCTTGTCCGCGCCCTTGCCCCAGCGGGTGACGTCCCACCAGGTCGTGGCCTTCTTGTCGCCCCAGCCAGTGGAGACGGCGACGGAGAAGCGGCAGAACTGGTCGCCCTGCTGCGTCGACTTGAGTTCGGCGTCCTTGCCGAGGTTTCCGGCGATCGTTCCGATTTGCATGCTTCAGTCCTTCTTCGAAATTTAGTTGTTTGCAGGGGATGCCGGGGATGCAGGGGTCATCCGAAGCCATCCCCAGAATTTATCCACGACACTTTCACCCACGTGAGCAAAACAACCCCTGCAACCCCTGCAACCCCTGCAAATCGGGAGGGTGGTCACAGCTTCACAACCTTCCATAAGACTATGTCTGTGCGGCTTTTTCCTGCGCTCACGACCTTGAAAGGGCCTATGATCCGGTTCTCGTGCCGCTTAAGGTATTGCCCGAGCTTGGTGGGCGTCAGTCCGCCGGCCCGATCATTGGCGATGATAGTGAATGCGTCGTGCAGCCCCTCATGGATCAGGTCATTGTGGACCCCGCGGAGGTTGGACTTGGCAATCATCTCGCTGGCGGTGTGCGGCTGCTGACCGACCGCGTCATGCCACCCGTGGTAGACCTGCCGCAGGGTCGACGTGGTCGGGTCGTCCTCGCGTGCCTGCTCCATGGTCAGCAGCGGATCGGCGCGGCCAAGCCATACCAGGGCAGACCGGACGAGCCGGCTCCAATCTTCGAAAGACGCAAGCGCAGGCAGTACGCCGGGACAGCCTGCAACGACGTAGGCGCGCACCACAGTCAGCGCGGCCGCAACATACAGCCCGCGGTTCGCCAACACCGCGTCGAACGGATCACCAGAAAACTCCCGTGTTTCCGGCCGCTCCATTCCAGGGTCGAGCGAGCAGATGACGACCCGACGCGTCATGTCTCCCACGAGGCGGATGTTGTTCCCGGTCGCGAAGCACGAAGATCGGTTCTCAATCTTGGGTGTCTCGGACTTCCCGAGGATGCGCGGCTGCACGATCGGACGTTCGACAACCTGGCAGAGGAAGTCGCCTCCCAACTCGCCGTTCACGTTGTCGATCGAGATGAAGGTTTGCCCGGCAAGCAGCGCAGAGGTGAGCCGCTTCTCCAGCTCCTCCTCTTTGGCGCCCGCACTCATCACTGGAGCTTTTTCGCCGCTGTTGATCGCCGACGCGATGTCGATGATGTAGCTCTTGCCGGAGCCTGCGACGGGAGCTTTGGTGATGTGCATCGGCGCCACCATCAGGGCGCCCCGCACTACCGGCGTAATCAGCGCCGAAAGGGCAACCGACCGGCTAGCGTCATCAACGAATGGGAACTCGTTCAGGAGACTGTCGAGACGAGCCAATGCCTTTTCCGCAACCTTCTTCGAAGGGCGAGGCGGCAGCGTGGGCATCTCCGGCGGATCGAGTAGCAGCAGCTGGGTTGCAGGATCGTACCCAGGCTCCGACAGGATCGTGCCGTCCGGACGAAGGGTAGGCGTGGTGATGACACCGGCTAAGCGGGGGAAGGTCCATTCACCGTCGCGAGACAGCACGGTTGCGGAAACTTTCGGCGTCGGATCGGCCGGCACCATTTTCTTGGCGCGCCCGTCCCACTTTAGCCACACGGCAGACCGGGAGAGCCGGTCAATCATCGTGGCCTCACCGACCTCAGCCAAGCGCGCGACCTTGGTCATCCGATTGTGAGACGCCGGCAGCACGTCGACCACGGGACGCATCACCTTCTGGCTGCGCACATAGAAGGGCGTACCGGACGCGATAAGCGCGGCCTCCGCCTCCGTGGCGATGTTGTGCAGTTCACCAGCCTCAAGCGTGATGACTGGCAGATCTGGGCGCGCGCGCGCCTTCGCCTCCCCCTTCGGCTTGAAGGGCACAACGTTCGCTGCCTGCTCCTCCGTCCAGTCGCCGGCTTCATCAAACCAAGCGTTGATCTCGTCCGGGTTCATTTCGTCATCCGCCATCATTTGTTCGCCCGCTCGATCAGTCGCGCTGCAGACATGAGCGACGTGATCGCGAGCCATTTGAGGTATAGTTTCCCTGGGCCGTGCGGGGCGTAGACCGCCTCCGTCGCCTGCCTCTGGACCTCCCGCAGGACCGGGAATGCCTCGTCGCAACAGCACCGCATCCCCGCGCCGGCCTTGTCACGAAGCACGGCTAGAAAGACCCGCAGCCTCATCGCATCCGCCCCCTCGTTCGGGCAGTGGATCGAGATCGAAGCCCGGTGCGCGCGCTCGGCTTCGGACCACTGATACAGATCAGCGGTCTCGTCATAGCCATCGTCGGGCACAGTGATGCGCGCCGGGGCGTTCACCGGACCCGCCTCACAGGTGCACCCCATTGCTCCAGCAGCTGGAGCGCGAACTCCGGCGTGCGGACGACGGCGCAGTGATGCCCGGCGCCCTGGAGGTAGTTGAGGAGGCCGATCTGGTTTGCGTCCGGCTTGGTGCTGCCCGCCTTGAACTCGAGGAACGCAACGCCGTGGTTCCAGCACAGAGTGAGATCCGGAACG